TTGGCGAATACAAGTCGAAAGATAAGGTCGTTGGTGCTGAGGACGCGTTTGATGGTTCGCCAAAATACCATGACGAGTTTGAATCAGCATTAGAAGCATTGGCAGAGGAAAGGACATAGATGGTCCTGCGCCAATAATTACTACTGCTATCTATCCCACTTGAGCTAATCATTTGCCAATTTAGGTTCGTATTTGAGGTGCCATAACAACTAACTACAACACGATAATTGTCATAGGTGCTGCTGAAACAATTAGAGACGGTCACGCCACTAGAACCACCGAAGGCCACGCTCGCCACAAAGGTTAGACCTGAGTTTGCGAGATAAGTGTTGACATCTGAACTCGAGAGGACTTCTGACCCGAAGGTTTTGACTGCCATGATTTTTCCTTATGGTGAGTAGACAATGACATCGTCGCCATTTAGAGATGACGAGTCAATTTTGAAATAGGCCGCGTAGCGTTGTGAACCTGTAATCCTAGTCGTCCATTGTGACGGTGTGATGGTGTGTTCGATTTGTTGAATGAGTTGGTCTTGCGTGAGTGCGGAGCCGACCTTTTGGGGGATGCTGACCGTAATTCGGTCCATGAGGTCTAGGCCGAGGATAGTTGTCCAGTTGGCCGATGTGGCTTCTGGGTTCACTACTAGCGGGTCGATGACTACATGAGGGAGCTGGCCGATGCCGGCGATTACATTGGCTAAGTTTGTAGCGTCTGAGACTGTTGAAAGTTGCGTCGATAGGTCCATTGAGGCGGTCCCGTATGCGGCTATGGATGTGGTATTTGAGGCGTTGATTTGGGTGTGTCCGGCGAAACTTGTGGTCACTTTGTTTCGTACATTGTCGGCATCTAGGCGATAGCGGGCTTCGGTTTCTATGCCGATTCCGCCGGTGCCGAATGTTGCTTGGGATGTAAACGAGCGTCCGACGGTAAACGCGTAGCGTCCGGTCATTGTGAGGATTCCTGAGCGGCTGACATAGAGCTCTCCGCCTTCGGAGTCCGAAAGGAGCTGAAGTTCGTTGTTGAGTTCTGCGCCTTCGCCGGTGATTGCTGAGACGGTGCCAACGGTGCTTCCGCTTACTGAGTAGAGAGCAGATGGGAATGATGATTGTGCCATGAGGCGGGTGAATCTGGCGGCGGTTGTTTCGGTGATTCGGTCGGTCGATAGTTGGTAGATGGTGTTGAACTGTGTTCCGCCAACTGCGGAGCTTCCGCTTTGCTGCCAGACGCAATAGTGTTGTCTTAGGCCTGAGTCAATTTGTGCTATATCTGCGTGAGAAGTAGCGAAGGTTACTGGTGCTGGATAGGTAAGTGTGAGAGCTCTACCGTCTAACCATGATTCGGTGACTGTGCCGGATGAGTTGACATTCCATGCCAGGTGATGTGGTTGGGCTACATCGACGGGGAGGGCGGCTTCCGCATAAAAGACAGTTGTGTCATTGAGAGCGAAATACATAAATTTAGAAAGTGACTTCACATAATAGGCATAGGTTCTCCATCCAACATCGACGAATAATAACTGTTCTACATCTCTGAGATTGGCTTGTTTGTACCATCCGCATACAGATACAAAGTTGGTCGCTGCGGTTTTTAGACCTGTTTGAGCTTGGAGTGTGCCGTTGTAGTTACCAAGGGCGCATGAGATTTGAGGTAGTCCTTCGGCTAATGATTCGCCGTTTTGTACTAGGAGGTCTGTGCGTCCGGAAAGGTTTGTAGCTGATGGTCCGCCGCTGCTTCCGTAATCTTTGAGGGCTGCGCTGTTGGGTTGGGTGCCGTCGATTGGGTCGTCGCATGGGAAGTAGTGGTACGGGTTGAGGCTGCGGATGTAATTGTCGGCCCACGAGTAGGGGAGGTTTTCGTTGGCTAATAGTCCGAGGGCGTCGAAACAGTCGAGGGAGACGGTTGAGTCGAATCCGGCTTCGGTGATTTCTATGGGCCATCCTGAGACATATCCGCGGAAGATGATGTAGTCGACGGAGGCGTTGGTGCCGGTGATTCTGATTTGGCGTCTGGGTAGGAGTTTTCCGTAGTAGGTGCCGGCGGTGTATGTGGGGTCGAAGATGCGTGTCCGGTTGTCGAGGAGGACTGTGGCGGTGCCGGTGTCGAAGTTTTGCCAGTCGTCGTTACGGCCGCGCCGTGTGTTGACTTGCCGGACATAGGTAGTCACATCGGTCCAAGTTGGCGAAGCTACATAGGGTCCATCGTTGAACGCGATTTCGACTTTGGTCGTTGGATATGGCATTACTACTTGACCTTGATGGGGACGCCACCGAATCGCTTTTCGTATTGTTGCAATACTTCGACGACTTGTTTTCCGATTTCGGTTTTGTCGCCGACGCCTGTTTGGACGGTGATGTAGAAGTTGCCAGGGCCTTTGGCGTTCTTAGCTGTTGCGTCGAGTGTTGCTTGGAATCCTGGTGTCGCCATGCCTGCGGCGGTGCCGGCTGCTGAGACATCGGCAAGGCCTGAGGAGAGTGTTGCGGCGGTGAGGCCTGATGTTCCTGAGATGAGGTCTTTGGCTACAACGGCTCCGGCAACTGGTCCGAGGTCGAGGAGCTGTTGGATTGCTGCGGGACTCATCTGTCCGCCTGAGATAAGTGTTTTGAGGTATCCGCCGAAGTCTTTGGCGGCTTGTATCTGCTCGCGGAAGATTGTGATGTAGTCCTTGGGTTTTGTTTCTTTGGCTTTGGTGACTGCGGCCTCAGCTGCGGCGACATCTTGGAGAGCTTTGTCGTAGGCGATGGCGTCGCGGGTATTGCGAGCTTGTGCAAGGTCGTCATAGGCGGTCTTGCGGTCTTCAAGAGCGGTCTTCATTGCTGATTCCGCGTCCGCTGATTCTGATGACGCTTGGCTAAATGAGCCGGAGAGGGAGACATTGGCTGAGATTGCTGACGCAATGCCGGCGACATAGTCCCTGATGGCTTGCTTTGCGGACGCAAGGTTGTCTTTGAATGTTGCGAATCGTTCTTTTTCTTTGGCGTCGGCTTTTTCTTGCGCTGTTTTGTTTGCGGCGTCTCGGACTTTTTGTTTTTCTGCTGCTGCTGCGGCTATTGCTTCTTTTTCTTTGGCTTGTTTTTTTAGGATGTCGAATTGTTCTTGGTTGTATTTAGCGAGAACTTCTTTGTTTGTAATGTCTTGCTTGTCGTTCGCGATGACTCTTTTTTGGACATCTGTGTAACTGCTCAGAGTGTCAATGTGTTTGATGGTTTTGCCATCTGTAATTCCTAAGGCACCACCGACGCGAGATGAGGCGTTGCCAAGAAGGATTCCGGCGTTTGTGACGCGGGTGAACATATTGCGCAAGCGTCCGAAGCCGCTGACTGAGCCGTCGGCGGCGTGGAACATATCGCCGAGTTTTGTGTTGACTTTGTCCAGGCTTATAGATGCCTGTCTGCCGAACTCCTCGAACGCTGCGCCAAGTCCCTCGAGTGTTGCTTTTTCACCGATAGCTACCAATGAGTCCGCAAAGGCGTTCATAATTGGGATGAGTTTTGTTCCGATGGCGTCTGTGACTTCTCCGAAACCTTGTTTCATGCGTTGAGTTGAGACGGCCGTGGCGGCGGCGGTGCCTTTGACTTGAGTTTCGATGGCGGTGAGGATGACCTTTTGCGCATCGTGGATTCGGTTTGATTGGACTAGGACGGCGAGCTTTGCTTTTTCAGATTCGGTGAATGTGATTCCGGAGCGTCGAAGACTGTTGACGCCTTTGATGGGGTCCTCGAGAGCCTTTCCGAGCTGGACGGCGTTGGTGGTGGCTTCGCCGAATCCTGCGGCGGCCATGTCGACGGCTGCCTGGGTGGCGCGGTCAAAGGCTTCGCCGGCGATGTCTGCGGTCATTGCAAGCTGGCGGAATGTGAGGAGCTTGGCTTGGGCGGCTTTGATGGTTTCGGCCATGATGCCGGTTTCGCGTTCCATGGAGTCCGCAAAGTCTGAGATTCTTTGTGTGACTACGACGGTGTCAGCTCCGAATAGTCCCATTGTGCGGGCGATGGCGACGATGCGTTGGTCTGCGATGGCGGCGTTCTCTGCGAGCTTGGCCCATTTAGCTCCTACCAAGATTGCCGCGCTGCCCATTGCTCCGAGGGCTATGGCTCCTTTTTTCGCTGCTGCGCTGGCTTTGTTACCGAAACTATTGAGGTCATTGGACGCGCCGGCTAATGCCTTGCGGAGAGGAGCTGCGTTTCCTGTGACTACTACATTTATTGCCTTTGCCATAACTACCTAAAATACTTCACAGTCAGCTCATCTATGCGCTTTGCATATACGGCCGCTACTTCGTTCCTACGGCCATCGAGAGCGTCGTAGATGAACGGTTGTGGCTTTATCTGCCTAGCGGGCCATCCGAAGTGGATAGGACCGGCGTAGGGGACGGATGCTGAGCCGACACGGACGCGGCCCATTCGTTGAGTCGAGCCATCGCGGATAGAAGCTGCGAGCTTGCCAGAGACAACGGGGACGAATCTCTTAGCTCCTTGGATGACGATTGCGGCGGCGCGTTTGTGCGTCTCCTTCATTGAGTCTCGAGTTTCTTTCGACATACTGCGGAGAGCTTTGTTGACTTCGGCGAGGCCTTCGATGCCTTGCTTTGTTTGGGTTCCGTCTAGTCGGAAACCATATTGTCCAGTCCCTGCCATGCGTTCTCTCCTGTGTTGATGTTGGC